CGGGGATGAGTATTCAGAGGCTAAGATGATGAGAGTAAGAAAAATTTTAGCCCGAATGGTCCACAAGGTATTTTTCAAATACGGACACAAGGCAGATTTTGATATGAGCGGATCGCCATTGATTGAAATATTTGATGAATACGAGTGGGAACAACCAAGATAACAATGGAGGCGGGGGCGCAAGCCCCCGAACAACAGAAAGGGATAAAACAATGATGGATATAGATACAATTGTTGCATTAAATAAAGAGGCAGGCAATAAAGCAAAAAGACATGGAATGAAACCTACGACTTTTACGGAAAGTGGTATTTCAAAAATTAAAGATGGTCAAATCGAATGCTTGAGGGATATAGTGAATATTGGAAACTATACCCCTAAAGGTTGGAGACGGTTTGATGTTAATAAATGGGTTGAAGAATGGGATCTACCTTATTCATTTAAATTTTTGGATAAAGGGGGTTTATTTGTTGATAGTTCTGGTTTTGGATCAGACAATGAACCCGCGCTAACGGTGGACCAATTATTAGATGTGATGGCTCAATTACTAACTCAGAGATCAGATTTAGGATTTGGCATTATATCAGAAGGGCAATTTCAAATTACAATAGGAGTATTCGAATGTTTGAATTAATTTTTGGTGTCTTTTTTGTGTTCATATTACTTGTAGCCTATTTAGGCTACAAGGGAGTTGAAGAGGTTATCGAGCAGAAAAATTTAGAATATCAAATACGTTTAAAAAAATCTTTTGATAAACAAAAAGAAAGAGAGGACCAATGATACTAGATGACAATATAGTAAATAAACAAATGGTGGAGAATGAAAACTTTGATGGGTTGAATTATGCTAAAGACAATGGAGTTTGGTTTGATAAACAAAATGGAGATTCAATTTGTCTTGCATTTTGTAATAACAAACATACGGCTCAAGCAGTAGCAGAGGCCTTAAATCTATTAGATAACATAGAAGGGGACGGAATAACGCTAAAAAAATAGTTTGCAATTTTAGTGTCTTATGATATCTTATGGGAGGAGGAAAAGAAAATGAAATATAAAATCAATGTTAATGAAGAAGATATAAAAAACGGAATTCCATCTAATTGTAATGCTTGTGCAATCTCTCAGGCATTGAGGAGGGAATTTAATACTGATGAAACTTATACGATGATTGATGACGCAACGGGAGACGTGTCTATTGAAATAGATGACAAAAAATTTCAAGTTAATCATATGCACGAAAGTGATGTTGCAGATTTTATCTATGACTTTGATCAAGAGGATGGATGGTCAAAAGTAAAGCCAATGACTTTTGAAATTATAGAGAGGTCAGCATGAGTGATCAAACAAGATGGAGAATACCTGAGGTCATATCGAAAAATCACGCAAAGAGATATGAAAACGAAACACGGAAAAAATTTCAAACATGGTTGGAGGAGTGTCCCGTCATGTTTGCAAGTAGGGAAACGGACGACCCTAATTTTGTCCGATACATATTTAACTTACAAAGAAGGAGGAAATAAATATGTTTTTAATAATAAGAGAGCAGACTTTCAGTAATATGGAAAGCAGTTTTAGGATTGTAGGCCAATACAAGACTAAAGAAATAGCAGAAGAAAAAAGAACGGCCTTCAGAGTAATTGAAGACAAAGGTAATGTATTTTTTTACATTTGTGAAACCCCGTTGCGATTAACTGAGGAGGTTGAAAATGTCGACCAGGAGTAATGTAGCAGTTGAAGACCCAAACACAAAAGAAATAAAAGTCATTTATGTACACTCGGATGGGTATCCTGATGGTGTTGGAGATGTGCTTTTAAAACATTATAACGATTATGATAGTGCTTCTATGTTGGTAAATAGGGGGAGTGCTTCTTACATCGCAGAAACCTTAGATGAATGTAATTTTTATGAAACTAAAGAGGACAGTTTCATAAAACATAATAACGAATATTGTTGGATGTATGATATGCGGGGAGAGATTATGATTGAGTATCTTTATCTTTTCAAAAATAATAAATGGTACGTTTCAGAAATGAAAACCATGAAAAGAAAACCAAAAGATTGTTATGATAATTATATTGTTTATCACACAAAATATATACCAATAGAAGAACATGAGGATTATTCTTATCCAAAACAATTAAAACATACAGAGGTGCAGATGGTTTCTCAGATTGGAAAAATGTTAAAGAAAAATTTTGGGGAGGATAATATTTTGGTTCAAGGTAGAAAAGCTAAGAAAATGAATTAAACGAATTGGCTTAGGCGGGGAGGTCTGGTGATGATCCTGATCACCTAGAAAAGTTCGGTTGTTAGTAATTTATTTATTTCGCATTGGTACTCTAACAGTTGTAAGCAAACTTTTCACCCCGTCAAATCTTTTTAATATCTACAATAACACTATTTGGAATAATTGTTGTATTACCTATTTCTTCGATTTCCCCTTTTTCATTTGCAGAGTAGTCCCCAAAAATTCTAGTCACACCTTTTGTTTGAGAAAGTAAGTGGCCTTTAGTAACACACGTTGCTAAATCTAATTTCATTAAGCTATCTATAGATTGCCATGAACTATCACTCAAAATATCATTCCATGTTACAGAAACCATAGGATATCGGTCTTGCCAATTTTTTGATTTTTTATTTACGGTAATTTTTCGTTTTAACATTTACTTGACCAATTTTTGTTTCTAAATGTTTATTATGTATTTTGTTAAATACTTTTATAAACTCACTAAAACTAGACGCTTTCAATCTTTTTTGTTTCAACCGCTTCGGCTTCGATAGTCTTTGCATTGTATCCGTCTATTTTATTTGATAATTCTTTTAGTTTATTTTCTAATTCTTCTCTACTCATACCTTCAAGGCCTGAAACTTTTACCTCTCTCTTATCAACATACAGCCCCGCTAATTGTCCTGATCTATATTCAGCTTGAACGGATACATTAAATTGTTTATTTTTTTCAGCTTCTTTAGATAATTTATCTAAACGTCTAAATCTTTTTAATTTGTCTTTTGAAAATTTATTTACTTCTTCCTCGTATTTTTTATCGAGGTATTTTGCTATGTGGGGATTTAATCTTCGATTTAACAATCTGGAAGCTATGGCGGAATAATCTGTAGGATTTTTGCACTCATACTTTGCTTGTTTGCAAGCTTCAGCATATGAAATTTCACCCCAGTTTGCAACGAGAATGTCTACAAACAATCTTTGCTTAGGTGTTAGGTCCTTTTCGGATCTTTCTGTTTTTCTAATTTGGGCCATTTTTTTACTATATAGATTATTTTAACACATTAAAACAGTTCAAAATAGTTGCGGAGGGTATCTATATTTGCAATATTATTGTTTAGGTGTCCCTGAGGGACACCATAGGGACACCATAGGGACACCATAAAAAAGTCTTAAAAGGTTGTTATTACTATCTTTTTTGTCTTTAGGGACACGAGGGACACCATATTGACCCCTGGGGGTATTTTTTTATTTATAGAGGTCTAGATAATCTATATAGATAAAATTACGGGTCCTGGGGAGGATATTAGTTTACGGAACCAATAATTTTTGGTAAAATTAATGAAATAGTGTTTTTCATTATTTGCTCTCTTAACCCCTGAGGTTTTTAGTTGTTATAATTATATTTTTTCCTCGGGGGTTTTCTTTAAACCCCCAATACTTTTTATTTCTTTAAGTATTTTTCTACGCTCAACTTTGTCATGGCTTTGTCTGTATTGTTTATATAACCATCTATACCTAAGCCATTTTAATTGAATTTTGGTATACTTTATTGTCCTATTCGATATTAACTCATTGAATTTACTTCTAATTATCTCAGGTTCAAAACTAGCAAACCAACAAATATTAGTAAAATTTTGTGTATCATTTGTAAACCAATTGTAACTATCTTGTTTTGCATAAGCGTCATGCTTATGTTGACCCATGTTCAGTGCATCCTCAAACGCTTGCAATATTATGGCCTGGAACAACCGTTCCTCAGGTGTCCGTTGTCCGTTTATCAGCTCCCGTGATATACTAATGCCCAAAATTTTTAACAAGTTTAACGAATAATTCACGATAATACCTTAATACTTTCGGTGCAGTGACTACGTTCATCGCAAAATAATAATCGTCTAAGTGGCTTTGAATAAAATCAGACCTATCCTCGCCATCCAAATTTTTACAAATTTCAATGTTTTCCTGGGCAAGTTCAGTCAAGTGTTTCATAGTTCACGTGCGGAGAGGGAAAAGATATGGAATGGATACTCCGCACGCAAATTTTCACATATATGCCGTGAAATATTTCTAAAACAAAAAATACCGTATTCATACCTAACCTCAAATTTAAAGTTAATTAACTAATTTTCGCGGTTCATGAAGATAAAGAGCTTAACCCCTCTTTTTCATTAAGGTAATGGAATACGATACCAAATACTTATAGGATTATAAAATGTAATGCAACAAATTTTTTTGGTACAATTTTGAAAAAAAATCACATATGTGAGTGAGGGCGGTTAGGTTCCCGATTAACTAACCGCTCTTAACAAGGCCCACGCTAGCGGGCCTTGTCGCGCTGATCAGCTATTTACCCTTCAAAAGCTTTCGGCCTTGAGACAGTAAATTCTCTTTTGTTTTTTCATAAGGTTGGTTTTGCTTCTTTGCAATTTTCTTGACCTCGTCATCAGTAATTTTTGCAATCATTGAAGCGGGTTTCCTGAAGCCGTGACTACCCATTGCACGTAAAATGCAATAGGTATCAATGTCAACGGCACAGGATTTCCATTTACTTATGTCCATCTTTCTTTGTCCTCTCTATTAATTGTTATTTTCCTCGTCCTCTTGATACTCACGGTCAATAAAATATCGAATGAAATTTATTTTATTATGCACATTACCGTTGTAGATTTTGTCAAACACTCTAACAAAATCTTCTGTGTTAGTACCCAGCAATAACAACGCAGATTTAGATTTCAACGCAGTTTTGAAACGATCCCATTTAAATTTAGGATGTTCAGAAACAACTGCATACGCAGTAATAAAAGATCGAGTTAATTTAATGTTGAAATTATTTTTCATGAACATTAAATCAGATCCAATTTCATTACATCGTTGCAACGTTTTGATTTTAAATTTACCTTGTTTAAAATCATTTCTTGTTTCTCTCCACATTGAGTATCCGCCAGCAAGTAAAAATATTGCGCACTCCAACGGTAAAGAATATTGTTTCGTCATTGCTTTGACAATTTGATAATCTTTTTTTCCGTTCTCAATATGAAAATCAAGATAACCCTTCATCGACCAATTTTTTCTATTGGCGTTCATAATGGCAACATCGAATTCATTTTCGAATTTACCTCTTATGTATCGAATAGGTTTACCTAGTTCTTTCCGAGCTTGCAAAGTATGTTGACCATCAACTACCTCGTCATTCTCATTTATATAAATAGGTAGATCAAGATCTCTTCTCTTCATCTCCCTAATTAGTTTTTGTACGTGGCCTTTATCGATTTCTCGATTGCCCTTTACAGTTTTAAACATACTGTAATCACGAGTGATATGAATTATATTCTCCTCGTTTTTCTTTTTAGTTTTAGACATTATTCTAACTCCGTATTTTTTGCATCAATTTCACTATGGACTAAATCAGAAGCTGTCCAATCATTAAGTGGATAAACTGCCTGACCATCTAGGACTAGCGGAACTTTTGCAAGATTTTTTGTTTGTGTTTTAAAATGATCATTGGATGCTTCCATCGGTTGACCATCTATGGTTAAGTTTTGAGTTTCAGAAAGTACCTTGTCCATTTCTTTAACCCAATCTCTGAAAGCTTCGGAATTTGATTTAATCATTTTCCCTCGCCTTCACATTGTTTTAACGCGTGATTTAATTTACGCGCTAAATTTTTATCATCATCATCTAAACTGTCTGATAGCATAGCTACAGAAAATCTATTTAAGATGCTTATTAATTCATCCTCCGTTAAAATTACGGGGACTTTTATTTTATTTTTTGGCATATTGTCTCTATATTTGTTTTTTATTTTTAATCGTGATACTCTTATTATTTGCATCTCTTACTATATAATTATTTTAATGGGATTTGCAAGGAAAAAATGTTATAGGATAATATAAGATTTATGAGCAAATTTTACGTAGTTTTATATATGTGTAGTATGTTAAGTGGCCAATGCCCTTCTTA